GCCATTTGTAGCCTTCAGTGCCATGTCGTTGTATCCAGCTTCTGAAAGTACGCTCAGAATCACCTCGTACGCGACGTTTCGTATGTCAGCAGGGGCTGTAATATCGAAATCCTTAAAATCCCCATCGAAAATATAGGGAGAAAATCCGAACAATGGATCGGCCACGCTAGCAGCATCTGCATGCATGTTGACCCCCACTGCGCTGTAGAAGACACCACCGTGCTCCACCATTAAAGAGAAGAACGGATACAGAAACATTCTACAAAGGATCAAGAAATCAAGAGGGGGCATATAAAACACCCGCGTTCTACCAGCTAGAACTTTTTCCTGTGGTCTTGGTTCATCCTTCAATTTCGCAACGAACACCGGATTACTACGTTCATCAGCGAAATAACACTCCAGACGGTGTTTCATAGAATCTATGACCTCCTCCGTAGGAAGACGAATGAGATATTCATCCGTGTCCTCATAAATAGGAAGATGATCACTCTTCTTTCCTTTATAGCCAAATCCAGGCGATGTGGAGGCATTAATCCTCCTTAAGAAAGGATCATGTTCAACCGTATTCACAGCCGTCTTCATATCTAAAGGTTTCAGATTAATTTTCTTGTCCCTAATGAAAGAGTTGAACCTTTTCTTGAGTTCTCGCGCAATGCGTCTCAAAATCTTTCGATTGAGATACTTTCGTGGAGAATCTATCACCTTCATTGCCTCATTCCACGGGCTCACATATTTCTCACCTTTACCGTGAGGTCGCATAAGTGGTCGAACAAAGTTTTTTCCACTAATGAACCCAAATTCTTCTAAGAAGAACTCAGCACAGCGTTCATAGAAAGGAGTCCGCAAAAGCTTAGAATCGTCATTCACCAAGACCTCACCAGGCACTTTCCCATAGTAGGCAACATTTGGGAGGTACTCATGACGGAACAAGCTCTTAATGACAGGGGGGGAGCACGTGGGAATGCCTCCCTCAGACAGTATCTTCAAAGGTGAGCGACTTGCCAGCTTTTCAATGCCCTTTAAAACAGTCTGTTGAAGAGTCTCCTGAGCATAACAGATATTGTTAGTGCCTGCGGCCATATGGATCCCGAATATGTACGATGCTCCATCATAACGGCCTAGTAATGGGAGACCACACATGCCGGCAGTGTGCAAACGCCACTTGTAAGTGAAGTAATCGGTAGTCTTAATGTCACCATTAATCCTATCGTGCATCACCAGCAATCCTGAC